ATGCACCACCATCAGGTTACTTTGCACTATGCACTAAAAATTTAGCGGAGTTTGGATAATGGCTTATACAACAATAGATGACGGTTCAGAGTATTTTCAGGCTATAACATATACAGGTAATAGTAATACAAGTCATGCAGTAACTAATACTGGTAATTCAAATTTACAACCAGATTGGATTTGGGTAAAAATTCGAACTGGACAAAATGATGACCATATTTTAGTAGACTCTAGTAGAGGAAATTTAAAAAGACTTAAATCTAATCAGAATTATTCTGAACCATCAGATGCTGCTGAAATTAAGTCTTTCGATAGTAATGGTTTTACTTTAGGTACAACTGATGGCACAAGTAACTATAATGGTTTTACTTATGTAGCATGGCAATGGAAAGCTAATGGTGGAACTACCTCATCTAACACTGATGGAAGTATAACTACTACAGTTCAAGCTAACACAACTGCAGGATTTAGTATTGTGACTTACACAGGTAATGCAACAAATGGTGCAACTATAGGACATGGCTTAGGTGCTGTTCCACAAGTAATTATAAAGAAAAATAGGGCGGATAATGGTACAGAGTGGAATGTTTATCATCACAGTATAGGAAATACAAAATCACTTTTTTTAAATACGACTGAAGCTGAGACTACAGAAAGTGCTTACAACAATACTTCTCCAACATCATCAATTCAGACAATCAATGGCTCTGGTGCTAATAATGGTGATGGCGATGGTATGATTGCATATTTTTTTACACCCATAAAAGGCTACTCAAAGTTTGGTACTTACGAAGCAAATGATAACACAGATGGACCATTTATTTATACAGGATTTAAACCCGCTTGGGTTATATTAAAATGTGTAGATTCTACAGGAAATTGGTTTTTATTTGATAATAAAAGAGATAATTCAAATATGGTAACACAAACAATTTATGGTGATTTAAATGCGGCAGAAAATACAGAATCTAATGGATTAGATTTTTTATCAAATGGAATTAAATTAAGACAAAGTGGAAGTGGTGGTATAAATCATTCTGGCACATACATCTACATGGCATTTGCAGAACATCCATTTGTAAGTAGTAAAGGAGTGCCGACAACGGCAAGATAGTTGACAGTTTTATGTGTGACAATATAATAATATATAAGGAGAATAGCATGTGTGAATGTGGTGGCGAATGTGTGTGCAGATAATTGCATAGCTTGTGGATGTGAACCTTGTATCTGCGAAGATACTTGTGATAGTTGTGGGGCGTAAGTGAAACAGTTATTAATAATATTAGCTTTATTTACAACAGTAGCAATAGCTACAGACTCAAAAGCTGAGACAAATACCGTAAGTTCTACGGTTGTAACAAATTCAACACCCCCTACAGCAAATGCACCCAGTATTATGAATACAAATTCTGATATTTGCAAAGTTGGAATTGGCGGAAGTGTGCAAAATAATGTGTTAGGTGTAGCTACAGGAATTTTAATAGACGATGAGCTGTGTCAAAAATTAAAGCTAAGTCGCTCTATGTATCAATATGGCATGAAAGTGGCAGCAGTGAGTTTATTATGTCAAGACCCAAGAGTTCATGATTCAATGCAAAATGCAGGAACACCCTGCCCGGTCAATGGTTTAATTGGAGCAGAAGCTGCAGCTTATTGGAAAGACAATCCTGAAAAAATTCCAGAGGGTTCTCAATATAGAAAAGATTATATACAAGTAAAAAAACAAGAAACTAAGGAGTTTAGTGATGCTAGTTCTATTGCACTTTATAAGGCTTTGTTCCTTATTACTACTGGTCTCCTCTTATTCTAAAGCAGACTGTTTACCTGATATAGAAGGACTTTGTACACCGGGAGTTACAATTACAGAAGATACTCAAGTACAAGTAGCGGAAGAAGATAAAGGCACAGAAATAATTACTACTACTACTACTACTGTTACTACAACAGAAACAATAGTTACTAATGAAGACTCAGGAGATATTTTAGATGGTACAAATAATTATGTTACCTCAGGAAACGAAGGTGACATGGATATTGATTGGGGAGGTCAAGGTCCTGCTAGTATGCCAACAGGAAATGCTTGTTACGGACTTGGTACAGATAAATGTGCTGCAATAACAGGTAGTGGTAACACAACTTCTACTATGGGAGTGGAAGGAATGGGAACAACTTTTATACAGACTGTTGATTTTTCTGAATTAAATATTAGTAATGGTGGTGAAGTTAAATACTCAATAGAAGTAGACAAACAAGATGATTCAGATAGAATATACATGCACGTTACAGGACTTAACGGAACTAGTCAGGTCTTTTCAGGCACTGACATCTTGTCTGAGTCTGGAGTATCAACAGGCTACCAGTCTTATAACGGGTCTTTCGATTTCAGTGGTATATTAAACAAAGTCACTATTGAAATTGGTGGCAGAGATATTAATCTCGCAGTAGGTCCAGTATTTGATGATGTAAGTGTAAATATATTTTACAATGTAATTAACACTATTGTTACACAACAGATTACAACACTAGAAGAAATTTATTATTTAAATTTATTTACAACATCCGAAATAGAATTTGCACAAGAAATATTTGAGTTTAATGATATAAATACAAATGACATAGGTGAAATAGAATTTATGCCTATTGAAGTAGAGTTTGAAGAAATAACTTACGAAAGTGTAGAAGTAGAGATGCAAGAGTTTGAAATGGAGTTTGAATATGAAATGGAACTTACTTTTGAAACAGATTTTGCTCCACCACCTATGATGGAATTATTACCTGCACCCGATATGCAAATGGAAATGCCTGTCAATATGGAAACAGTTTCTATGGAGATTGAAATGGAAATGGATATGCAAATGGAAATTCCTATACCTGAGATGGAAGAGATAACACCGCCTACTGACATGATGGCTTCAGCAGATGATGTACAACCCACAATGGAAATGGAAGAGATAACACCTCCTACTGAAATGGAAACTACTCCAGAACCTGAGATAGAAGATACTGTTGAAACAAAACCTGAAATAGAAGAGGTTAAAGAGATTGCACCAGAAGTAGAGGAGCCAACGGATGAACAACCAACAGAAGAAGAGCCAACAGAAGTTAATGACAAAGCAACTGAAGAATCTCCTGTGGAAGATAACGATAGTTCCGAACCGAAAGAAACTAAAAAACCTAAAGAAGATATAAAAGAAAAATCTACTAAAGAACCTTCAGCTAAAGAAAAAGCAGCAACTAAAATAGTTAAAAAGATAGATGATAAAGCTAGGTATGATGATGCAGCTCAAGTAAAAACATTAATTGTAATGCAAATACTAGGAAATACTAAAACATTTTTTGATACACAGGTATCTATACAAGACACAAATGTTAATGAGTATTTAAACAAAACAATAGAAGACAATTACGGAGTATTATTTAATATGGCACAACAACAAACAATAGATGATATGGTGAACTCACAATGGCAGAAGTGAGCGTAGGCGGTATTTCCTTTAAAGGAGGAAAGATGTTTGCAGTCATCCTAGCATTAAGTAGTGCTGTAGGAGTTCTATATGGCGGATTTGAGGCATTTAAAAAATTTCAAGATATGTCTGCACAAATAGAATCATACACTGCCCCTGATTTAAGTGGCTTTGATAAAAAGATTGCTCTTGTAGAAACACAAACAAAAGCACAAATAGAGCTTGTATCACAACAATTAGATGCTTTAAAAAGTGAGTTAGAAATTATACTAGGTGAAATAGACTTAATAAGTACTGTTAGTCGGGAACTTAAAGATGACCTTAAAACAGATTTAAGAGCTGTTGAGCAAGACGTACGACACATAACCGAAATTGTGAATGACGTGGAAGATAGACAAAAAGAAGATTCAAGAGAGCTTATAGAAGAAATGAAGTTACTAGAAGAAAGTTTAGAATTACAAATAAATAAAGCGTTGAACAATCCTTTAGCAGGAATGTCAGCAAAAAGTAAATAGGAGTAAACATGTCATTAAAAAAACTTGAAGAACAAGTAACTGAATACAGAAAAGAACTTAAAATATTAAGAAAAGAAAATAAAGAATTAGTTATTCATAATCAATTCTTAATAGATAGATTAGAAACATGGGCAGAAAGAAATTTTCAAGAAAGACAAAAAAGAATGAATATGACTGTGGATGAAGTAGTTGCTATGAACAAAGACAAACATGATTATACAAAAGATAAAGAACTAGCAAGAACGTGGGAAGAACAAAGCGAGCGTTCAAATCAAGTTAATGGACTAAAGGTAGCAAACGGATGAAACTAGAACTGAAAACATTATTACCTTATCTTGTGCTATTGGTAACAATTGGTATGACTTGGGGTATGTTTTCAGAACGACTTGATGCAGTAGAAGCTAAAGCAGATTCTGTAATAGAAATGCAAAGAGATATAGCAGTAATAAAAGAAAAAATTATGTGGATGGAAGCATATATGATTAAAGGGAGTAAAAATTAATGGCTATTGAATTAGGATATGGACCGGGGAGTCAGCCTTATACTGCTGTTATGCCTCAGGATGGTAATCAGTATATGTATGATAGAGATGGTACAAGATATCAAGTACCTATAGGGTTTCAAGGAGGCACTGTAGCAGGTCAAGTATTTAATATGAAATCTAATACAGCTATGACACCTCAACCTTCTCCTACATCACCAACAACAAGAGAACAACAAGTAGGTGCTATTCAACAAGCTATACCTTCTACTCAAACAAACACTTCAGCATTAACTCAAGCCACTACTGCAGCTCAAATGGTACAGCCTACGCTACCTAGTGGTGCTATGATTAGTCCTCAATTACAACAAGTAAGAACTGGTGAGATACAAGCTACTCCCGGATTAACTACACCTAGTCCTACAGCTCAAGCTATTGTTCCTACTGCTCCTACAATAACCCCTACAACTGTTGCTACTACCGCTCAAGTTGAACCTTCTGATTTTACTAAAACATATCAAAACTATGCTGTTCAAGCAGGAGTTCCTGCCGAGCAAATGGCTGCTGCACAAGGTAGTGTTACTCAACCTGCTATTGCTGCTACTATGAATGTAGCCGATATACCAAAAGAAGCTACTGTTATGGGTCAATTAGAAAATATTTCTAACGAAGTAACTGCTGCCCAACAAGCAGGACAACCTTTACCCGCATTTGCAAGTGCTGCTCAAAGAGTTGCAGATGCCGCTATGGCAAAAAGAGGATTAAGTTCTTCTAGTATTGCTGCTGAAGCTATTGCTAGAGGAGTTTTAGATGCCTCTGTTCCTATTGCTCAACAAGATGCACAAACATATTCACAGTTAATATTTCAAAATTTAAATAATAGACAACAAGCTGCAGTATTAAATGCTCAACAGCATTTCCAAATGGATATGACTAATTTAAATAATACTCAACAAGCTAATTTACAAAATGTACAACTAAGACAACAAAAACTTTTATCAGACCAATCTGCTATTAATGCAGCTAGACAATTTAATTCAGAAAGCCAGTCTCAAACTGACCAATTCTTTGATAATCTTCAAGCTCAAATTAAACAAAATAATAGCACTATGCAAAATTCTATGGGTCAGTTTAATGCTACAGAAAAAAATAGATTAGAAGCAGAAAATGCTAATAATAAAATAGCAGTAGACCAAGCTAACTCAGCTTTACAAGCACAGATAAGTCAATTTAATACTCAAGTAAAAGACCAAAGAGAAAGATTTAATGTAGAAAATCAACGTGTTATCGACCAATCAAATGTAGCATGGAGAAGAAATACTAATACAGCGAACACGGCAGCTATTAATGCTGCTAATCAAACCAATGCTGCAAACTTATTAGGTATATCAAACTTTGCTATGTCAGGATTGTGGCAACAATGGAGAGATGAAGCATCATGGTCTAATACTGCTGCTGAAAATTCTTTAAACAGGCAACACAACTTAGCAGTAGCTGCTTTACAAAGACAAACAGCTTTTGATATAGCAGATGAAAATCAAAAGACAAAGTTATATGAATTAATGGGTGAATTTGCAGTAGAAATTATTAACAGAATTTAGGAGGAAACATGTTTGGAGATATAGCAAAAATATATAAAGTAATAAAAACAGGAGCTGATATATATAAAACAGTTACTAATAAACAAAAAGATAGAACACCTACACCTTTAATTGAAGAGCCTAGTTTAGGGGGTATGTTTGAGTTATCTTCTTCAGGAATGGATAAAGCAGAGGGACCTAAAGCACCTGATGTTTATAATTATGATGAAGTATTAAACAGTTGGCTACAACGTATTAACAGATTTGTGCAGTCCTAATTATGAAATATAATCCATTTGATGCACCAGTTCCGGGTCAATCTTTAACTGACAATCCCGGTAATTATCCTTGGGAACATTCTCCTAAGCATACTAATATAAACGAAGCTGCTGAATCTATATTTAGAGCTATAACAGAAGAAGATGCTGCTTTAAATATGTTAGCAATGTTAAAGTCAGGGGTTCCTGTAGAAGCTATTGTTAGAACTTTATTGTTTGCAGGTTTTACAGAAGGTAAATTTAATCCTGATTTAGGTCTTTTACTTACTCCCATAGTTATGTCTATGGTTATAGCTATAGCAAAAAAAGCCAATATAAAAGAGATTGTTATAACAATGGATGATAAGTCACCTACTAAAATTGCAGAAGAATTTTTAGTTCGTAAAAAATTTGACAAAGTAATTAATAATATAAAAGTAGAACAAACTGCAAAAGAAGAAAATGTTACAATAGAAGAATCCCCTAAACTTATGGGTTTAATGGAAAAAGAAACTGAAGGAGAAGAATAATGGCATTTGGAACATCATTTTTAACAGGTATGCTACAAAGACAATTAGATAATTGGGGGCAAGAAGATGCCGCCATAGCTACTAAAATAAAAACACTAGGAGATAAACTTGTAACAGCAGATGATAACGCTACACAAAAAGTAAATAAGTTACAAAAAGTTGCAGGTATAATGAACTCAAAGTATGGTAAAAATGGTATTTATCAATTAGCTTATCAAGTAGATAATAATTCTATTGACTTTAATGATGATGTTGATGATATAGCTAAAAGAGTTTCAGAATTTCAAATTCCTGAAGATTACATAAAAAGCATAGCTAATCCTTATGACTATTTAGGTGAAGCAAGTCAAAGTATATATGAAAATGATATGTCAGCTATTAATAATCTTTACACAAGTTTAAATACAGGAAACAAAACAGCAGAATTATTAATACCTTCTAGAGATTACACAAAATCTTTTACTACTTTATCTGATGCTCCTACAATAGGGGCAGAACCTATAACTAGTCCTTTACCCGGATTAGATAAAAGTGATTATGTGTCAAATGCCTACAATAAATTAGCTTATTTAGTTCAAAATCAAATACCTATAGAGGATGCTATGAATTCACAGTTAGGAGAATTTGCTTTAAATGAAATGGAATACAATCTCATAAAAGGTGATAACGCTCAAGCAGATAGTGCCGAAGATATTTTAAACAATATTTTACAATTTGCTGCAAAAGATTATGCTTCTGTACAATTTTTAGAAGGAGAACCAAGAGAGAATATTATAACAGGTATTAATCAAATTTTGGGTACAACTAATTCTAGTAGAGATAACACAAATATTTATTCTAATATAGATACTTCACAAATGGGACAAGATACTAATGTGCAGTCTATAGTTGATTTAGGATATAATGTTATAGGAAATGTAGAATCTTTATCTGATTATCAGAATAATCTACCAAAAGTAAAATTAAATATGGACACTATGAGTAATCAAGAAGTTGTAGATGTATTAACTAGTATAGAAGAAGGAACTAAAACAATGATAGAGTTTATATCTAATGGACAAACGTACTTTGTAGAGTATTAAAATGGCAGACATAGAACTGTTAATTAATAAGCTTAATGAAGCTGAACCTAAGGACACTGTTATTCAACAAGATGTCTCTCTCCCCTTAAATAACATAGAGTTATTAAAAAATAAATTAAATAAAAAACCTAATAAAAATATTAATTTATCTGAAGAATTTAATAAGATAAATAATTATAACAATAATAAAGGAAGTATTACTATATCGAAACCTCAAGGTTTTGATGGTCTAACTGATATTTCAGAAATAGAAAATAATTCTTCTTTATATAGTGAAGGTATGCAATCTGACAGACAAGTAAAAGTTCCGGGTACTTTTATGGATGGTATAAAAGGTTTTGGTAATGATATTTTATATGGTTATTTAAATAGTGCTTCTTCTTTTTATCATACATTGGGTAATATTCCCGGGGGGCTTAATAAATTAAATAAATATGCTATAAAAAAATTTGGTAAAGGTATTCAAGGAGCATATGAAGAAGATAATGAAGAAGGTTTATCCTATGCTTTAGATGTAGCAGAAGATTATTTAAAAAGTTTATCTATACAATACAATCCTAGTTCTGAAAATCCTTACTTTAATACCTCAGCTACTTATGGATATAGACCAGTAGACCCTGATACCTTTGTAGGAAAGTTAACATCTGCATTTGGTGCTGCTCCAGTTACAATAGGAGAATACATAGGTCCTATTAGATTATTAAAATCAGTTCCTTTAGGTTTTGGTGTTACAGATGCATTAAGAGAATCAGATAAAGGATTAAAAGAAGCTGCTGTAGCAGGAGGTAAAGGATATCTTCTAGGAAGTATAATGAAAACTCTAGAACCTTTTAATATTAGAACAAGAGTTACAACTATGGGAGCTTTAGGTTATGGTACAACTGATGGAAATTTAGAAGATAAATTAGTAGGAGGAATAACCTTTGCAACTTTAAGTGCTATAGGAAATTTAGAAGGTAAAAGTATTAGAGATGCAAAATACGATTTAAATTCTTATTTAAGTGGAAGAAATTATCAACAAAATAGATTTATTAAAGAATTAGAATTAGAAGGTAGTAGACAAGTAAATGTTATAGAAAATAAATCTAAAGAATACACTCAATTAAATGAACAAATAGTTCTAGCTAAAGATGCAATAGGCAGGGGAGATAAAAGTGTAGGTAAAAAAGAATTAAATTCTATGGAAAAAAGATTAGCTAGACTTGAAGGAGATATATATACCTTAAGAGATAATTTTAACAAGACTAATGCTAATATACAAATGTCTAAAGAATACTTAGACTTACGTTCTGTACCTGAAGTAATTAATAGTTTAATAAAACCCTCAGGTGTAAAAGTAAATAAAAAAACTAAGAAGAAAGAATACCAATATGAGCCTACAGAAAAAGACTTAACTACTTCTGGAATAAAAGGAGCTATAAATGAATTTATATTTCAAGCTGCTCCTGCAAGATTTGCTGCAAAAACTACTAATGCTTTATTTAAAAAAGGTGTAGATTTAGTAACTCAAAATAGAATAGCAGCAGAAAATACTATAGACGCAATACTACGTAATCCTGTATTTAATAAAGCGGAACCTTATTTTACTAATGTTATTAAAGGTTTAACTCCATTTTCAGGTAAAGAAATAAGTATTCTTCCTGCTAATCAATATGCCAAAACAGGAAGAGACCCTAATTCTATAGAAGCAATATTAGATACTAACTCTAAATTTTTAAATGGAGTAGTAGAAAAATTACCTGCTATAGAAAAATTTGCTACTCAAAATAAAAAGAATAATAGATTATATAGTAAAAGAGAGGGAGATTTAACTAATAAAGCACTTAGAGATAATTTTAAATTTAATGATAATCAAATCTTAGTATACAAAACTTTAAGAAAAGGATTAAAGGATAGTTTAAAATTTTATAATGAAATGGGTTTAAAATATGGTGGACCTGAATTTAAAACTGTTAATGAACTTCCTTCTTACTTTCCTCATATATGGATGGCAGATTTTAGAATATTTGTTAGAAATAAATCTAATAACTCATTGATAGCTGTGCTACCTGCTAATAGTAAGGCATCAGCTAAAATACTACAAAAAGCAGTAGAGAAAAAATTTGGTGACGTGAAAACTCAAGTAGACGCAGCTCAAAGAACAGGAGATATGCAAGTACACGTTTTTGCTGAAACAATGAATTTTTTAAGAAATAATAAACAATTAGCAAAAGAAGTTAAAGATGTATGGGAAGCTCAGTATGTAAAAATGGGATTTAATATTCATAAGATGCCACGTAAACAAAAATTTGTAGATGGTTATCTAGGTGGTAATGCTGCTATATATAAAAAACTAGGTGTTCCTGAAGGAGTAGCTAGAATTAAAAACACATCTGATTTTGTTAAAGGGTATATGGCGTATATACAAGGTGCTGTTAGAAGTGGGCATCAAATTAAATTAAGAAGAAATTTAAAAGATTTAACAACTGATAAAAATATTAGTAAACATTATAAAAATACTGTTGAATTATTAAACAGATATTATAGTGCAGTTTTTTCAGGTGATTTTTTAGGATTAAAAAAAGGAGGAGGCAAAACTCATTTAGTAGACCAAGCTTTAGAAAATACTCTTGGAAAATTTTTAGGTGCTAACGGATTAGATAGATTTGTTAATAACATAAATTCTTTTACATTAACAACTAGACTATTAATGTTTAATATGAGATTTGCTTTATCTCAAGTTATTCAACCTTATCAAATGATAATACCTCAACTTTCTAGAATGAGAGCTATAGGGGAAGGAGGAAGTCCTATAGAAGCTTTAATCAAATCACAAAAAGACTTAATAAATCCTTCTAGAGAAGCTAAAGAAGCTATACAAGAAGCAGCTAAAAATAGAGCTATATCTGCTGCTTTTATAAATGAATTTGGTGCAGCTATTAGAGGTAAATCATTTAAAGGATTTGAAAAATTTTTAAACGCTGCCACAGGTAAAGGTTTTTCTGCAAGATTAGAACAATTCTCTCGTATGAACGCTACTTTAATGTTTTATCATTCATTAAGAGAAGGAGGCATGTCTCATAAGATGGCTAAAGATAGAGCATGGCAACTAGCAGATACTTATATGGTAGAATATAATGCTACTCAAAGACCTATGTTATATAGTAGTTCAGGTTTACTAGGAAGAACAGTAGGTAAAACTTTTGGATTATTTAAAACCTTTCAACACAACTATTTAGCACAAATGGTAGAGCATGTTAGAACTACACAAAAAACAGGAGATATTGGTCCTACTGCTTCTTTTGCTGCCAGTATGGTTTTTACTGCAGGTCTATATGGAGTTATAGGTATAGAAGTTGCAGATAAATTACTAGGGGCTTTAAATACAGTATTAGGTGGTGTAGGAAGAAAGTTTAAACCCGATTTTAAAATACCAACTTTTTCTGAGTGGTTATATGAAAATGACTTCCATCCTTATTTATTATTTGGAGTGCCTTCAACAGCACTTAATGCAGATTTAACAGCCACTTTAGCTGCTCCTGCTGCTATTGGATTAGATGCTATATTTACAATGCCTCCCGGACTTCAACTAGTAAGTAATGTAGGTAGTGCTACCACTAATTATTTAAAAAAATGGTTACAGGGAATTAATGAAGATGGTGATGCTATGATATTTTATAACTCATTTGCTCCTAATATATTTAAACCTATGATAGAAGCTTATTATAATGCAAAACTAGAAGGTGAAAATGTAGTTAAATATATAAATGATTCTAGTACAGGAGAAAATAGAGTAGTTGTTGTAGGAGCAGGTAATAAAATAAGAGCAAAAATAGACAGAGATTTAACAGATTGGTCTCGTAGATTGTTTTCCACATACACATTAAAAGAAGCTTATATAAATAAAGTTATATGGCATATGACTAGAATGAAAAATAAAAAATCTATAGTAGAAGATGATTGGACAGAAATGGCAGCTTTAGCCATGTTAAAAGGAGGTAATTTACCTCCTATGTATGTAGATTATATGGTAGGGCAGGGATATAATGGACAAAGAATAATAAAAAAAATAAAAAATAAAATGAAAGATTTAACTCAAGATGTAATTACAAAAAATTTAAAGGGTGAAGTAACGACTGATAAACAAAAACAAGCAGACATTATATTTAATGATGCATTTGATTTAGTTAAATAATGAAATTTGTATTAGTTTTAATGATATTTTTTGCGGGAGAAAATAATCCTAAAATGTTTAGATACGCATACATAAACTTTGACACAGAGACTAGCTGTGTTTTATTTAAAGAAAAAAATAAAAAATTATTAGAAGAAACAATATCAGTTCAATTTAAAAATGTTGAATATCAAGAAATGCAATGTTGGACATTTATGGAATGGCTGAAGGAATTTGAAAGAGTAAAAGGAGTAGAAGCATAATGTTAAATATGTTATTAGGTCCCATTACTACTATGGTAGGGGACACAATTAAGGGGTTTGTAGCAACTAAGAAAGCTAAAGCAGACCTAGCACTAACGGAAATTAAGGCACAGAAATCACTTAAAGAACAGCAAATAGCAGGGAAAATTAGTTGGGAGGCTTCGGCTGTTGACCAAATGAAAGGGTCGTGGAAAGATGAGGTAATTTTACTAGCCCTATTAATTCCTGCGGTACTAGTATTTATACCCGGATGGACCCCTCATATTAAGGCAGGGTTTGAAGCCCTACATTCACTTCCTGATTACTACAAACATTTATTATATATAGCTTGTTCAGCAAGTTTTGGTATTAAAGGTGCTAAAGGTGCTATGGGGCTTATTACAAAAAAGAAATAGTTTAACTAAAGCTATAGGAGAAATAATGTCAGATATAATTAAAGATGCATTAAAAGAAAGAATTAAACAGCATGAAGGATATAGATTAGATACTTATATCGATACCCTCGGATTCAAAACAGGGGGCTATGGTCATAAAATGTTACCCGGAGAAGAACCCCCTAAAGATAAAGAGGGATGGGATAAAATCTTTGAAGAAGATTTTGACAAAGCATGGAACTTAATGGAAAAGTTTTGTGCTGAAAATAATCTTGATTTACCTGTTAAAGCTAAAGGTATTATATGTGAAATGATTTTCCAAATGGGATTTGCAGGAGTATCTAAATTTAAAAATATGATTAAATATTTAAAAGAAGAAAACTATCCTGATGCAGCAAATGAAATGATGCGGTCACGTTGGTACAAGCAAACCCCTAACAGAGCTAGGTCGCTAAGTATGGAAATGAGAGACATTTAGTTCATATTTATAGTATTTTTAATCCTGTCGTATAACTCCTCATAAATATAAATAGTATCGTAAATAATAGAAGATAATAATACGGAGTTTTCATAATCAGGAAATTTCTTTTTAAATGTGTCTATAAAATTAGAAGGTTTGATATAGTCTAAGTCTAACTTAATCTCACCATTCTTATCTAGGTTAACGTGTATTGTAGCAAGATTACTACTTGCTCGTTTTTTTCGAGATGAAGTCCGCATTAACTTTTCCATCTAATTCTCTCAACTTACCTAATATTTCTATTAGTTTTATTACTTCCCCATAAGGTCTCGTAAATAAATATCGTAGTAATACTTGAACTTCTTCGCCAGTTATTATGTAATTATTGTTTGCCATTTTACCTCCTAATTGGTAATTATATTTCCTTCACCCATATCTTTCTCAAACTTTATTAGGTAGTCCATATACCACTTTGCTTTCTGCAAATCTTCAAAGCCATTCTTTTCTCTATGTCTAGATAAATATTTCCAAATCTGTCCTTTTAAATAACCTCTAAATTCATCTATTGTAAGTTGTGATTTTATAGCTTCAATAGTTTGAATAGTTTTAGTTTTGTAATAGTTTGGATTTATTTTATCCATTTTTTATGTTCTCCAACACAAATAATTCTTTTAATGGTACTAAAACAAATTTAGATTTTCTATGGTCTCCACCAAATACATTTTTGTTTTTATACTTTTTTACAAGTTTCTTAACAGTGCTTACCTTAAATACTAAAGTACAGTACTCATCATCTCCATCTGTTAATATATGCATCCAGTAATCAGCTTTAGTAACAGATATCCCACTTGGCTTATCATAGCATTGTATTTCTATAGCAATGTTACCTGTCTTTTGCCACCAATCCCTTTCTGATTTTATTTCAAATTTCTTTTTAAAAAACATATCGTGAAGTTTTTTTTCACGCATTTGTCCAAATTGTAAATCTAAATCAAACTTCTTAAGTGTTTTAATATCATCAGATTTATTAAAATTATCATCCATTAATTTAACTTACCATCATCATTTTTAAATTTTATATAATCTAATATATCTACTATGTTAGTATCATTATGTTTACCATTACCTTTTACTATAGGTTCTTCATATAATAATTTACCATCTTCTTCTATAGCTTCTAATCCTAAATCATAAACATACGCAGGGTCTGTCAGAGCCATCTTCATCATACCCATAGCCATAATCTCACAAGTTTTTTCATTATCAGATGGGTTTTTGTTTTTCTTAATAGTACACATGAATGACCCATCTTTAGTGGGTACAGGGGTCACATATATTATTGGACCTTTTGTTTCTAAGTCTTTACTTTTAGACATCTTTATTAACCTCCTTGCGATTAATTATTTTAGTATACCAAAACCACCTAGGGGATTTTGCTTTAGATTGTTGCTGAGGTAGAAATTGTAAGTCTTTACCCCAACAAGCTTTTTTATAAGAGCAAAAAGAGCAAACAGTATTTAAAACTCTATTGCCAGTAGTTACTTTATTAAAAGTTTCAGGCACGTCTTCAAAGCATCTTTCAAAAGGTTTATCATTTACTAACGCATCTATATTAGTTTTAGCAGTCTCAAGAGCTTTAGTTTTATAATCTTCATTATATTTTGGAGTTTCTACTATCTGCCATTCTCCTGTAGACTTATTTATAACAATCCAACCTCCAAAAGGTTTTCCTGCAGAATCAGAATATAAAGAACCTTGTACTACATAACCAAAATTATCATCTTCCTCTACACTGTTAAAGCCTTTAGAAAATTTATTTGTGTATGCCCAAGGTGAAGCACTTTTAATATCATAAATTTTATCATCTATTTCAATATCATAAGTACCTTTAATTTTTACACCTGCTATTTCATTATGTACTTCTTTTTGTTCAGATTGAATTTTAATACCTGCTGCTTTCATAATACCAATAGCTGCTGCCTCAATTAAATCTCCAAATAGTACTCTCATTTTAAAATTATAGGGAGGAGGTTCAGAAGTTTTATTCTGTTTTTCCATTTGTAATTGACATAAGGGTTTGCCAATCCCTGACATTCTTATAGAAAAGTTAGGGTCTCTTTGTTCTGTAAATTGTTTTTTAAATGCTTGTTTACAAGCTTCGCCAAATTCTTCAATAATCTCTTCTGATATATCAACCCGCTCCTTTACAGAGCGGGATAACATTTCTTGTATTTTTATTAGTAATAAGTCCACTACTGGGCTAGTTGTTCTATTATCTTAGCATCGTCACCATCAGATGCTTCCTGTACTGTAGCCTTTTCATGTTGTGTACTAACACTTTTATTTTCAGAATTAATGATTGTTAGAAAACTTTCTAAAGTTTTTTCGTCTTTAGTAGTAAAATCTAACTCAGCATCTTTGTTTATTTTATAAGTAGCAACAAAGAAACGAACTGCACCTGCTTTTCTTTTTTCTGTTCCTAATGTTAAAGTATATTTAAACATAGGCTTACCTAAATTAGTTAGCCCTGTAAATGCTTCATTAACAATATTATAATTAGTACCAGTGTTTCTCCATAAAACTGGGAAATCTTTTACTTCAACATCTTCACCTTTTGCATTTTTACCTTTGAAGTGAACTGTACCATATGTCATCTTATAACATTTTATTTGTTTCTGAAGTTCTAACTCAGTAGGATTAAGATTTACTTTTTTAGCTTCAGGTAATTTACCACATCTAGTACCTCCTGAAGTATCTATAATATCTTCTTTCCAATTTTTAAATATTACAGAACGAGAAGTATATTTTTTTTCAGCAGGGTTATATGCCATGTACTGATAAGCAGTATAGAAAGGTCTGAACTCTACAGTTTGCCCATATATATTCTGTTCTAATTCAGGATGATAAACAAAGTAATGTCCTGTCGGTAATCTATTACCTTCATCATCCTCTGCATCTCTATTTATTTGTAGTCTAGATAGTATTGGTCTGTTGGTATCAACAGTTTGACCGATTGCTGCCATAATCTGAGCATCGGACATACTTTTTACTGATATTTCATTTGTCATCATTAATAATAACTCCTTATTATTTATAGTTGTGGATAAGTTACAGGTTAATTTCTGTCATGTCAAGCCAGTCAGAACCTACTTTTATTTCTATATCTAATGGTACATTAAAATCAATATTATACATTGATTTCATTGTATTTTTAACACCTTTAGTAGATTTGGCTAATATTTTTGCCATAACATTTTCTTCCCCCGGATAGACATCTACTACAATACTGTCATGAACTGTATTAATTAGTAGACTTTTTACCTTACTGTCTTTCATCATTTCATAGGCATTAATACATGCCAATGGAACTATATCAGCAGTAGCAAATCCCTGAACAGGATAATTCTTTATCTGAGTAGAGTAGTTGGAACTACCCCAAGGCATACGTTTTGCATCAGGAAAAGAATACTGTCGACCAGTAGGTAAGGTAATTACTTTAGTGGCTATAGCATCATATTCTAATTTATCATGCCACTCTTTTATTTGTTTATACTTAACTAAAAATTCTGTGTAATATTTTTTCTCTTCATCAGTACCACTAAATCCTCCATACAAAGGTTTAAAAGTATGAGCTTTAGCCTCCTGTCTTGAGACACCAATAATGTCAGCAGTGAATTGATGAACATCCACACCATCTTCAATATCTTTCATACCTTGCTTGTCCTGAGCAAGAAAAACAGCAGTTCTAAATTCTAACTGTGCAAAATCTACTTCCATAATTTTACCATTTTTAAATCTAGACTTGATAACTTTTCTAATTGGAAAAGTTTTAGCACGTGGTTGGTTTTGAAAGTTAGGGTCTCTACTTGAAAGTCTACCAGTGGTAGTTGCTGTCTGCATAAATTTAGGATGAAGTATAGAATCCCAACCAACAAAGTTTTGCATACCTTCTACAAAAGTTGTTAGATAAGTTTCAATAGCACTATACTTTGTTATATCATTTACAAAGTCAACAATTCCATTTTTACTATACTTAGATATAGTCATGAGAGTTATTTTATCTGTTTTAAATCCTGTATTACAAACAAGACCAACTAATTTACTAGCAGTATCTTTAGAGTCTCTAGAATACTTTTCAACTATGCTTTTTAAATTGACTTTAAATCCTGCTACTTCTTTTAATTGATGATATATTAAACCTCCACCTTCACATTTCTCACATTTACTTAAATTTTTATAAGGGCTGCCATCTACTTTTATCTTTTGTATTTTACCTTTGCCATAGCACTCAGGACATTGTTCTGATTTAGTTTTATGTAAGGGCTTTGTATACATCTTTAAATACTTATTAAAATCAGAGATACTCATCCTTGGTCTTCTTTTAGGTTTTCCTGTATCTTTATTTATACCTATATTAAATGCCTCAGCCCACTTCTTTTTATTAGTTACTTTTAATCCATATATTAACCAAGATAATTGCTCACCACTACTAGGTTCTATCTTAGTATCGCCCATCATATCCCAAATTGTATTATCAATACTTACTCTTAAATGTTTATGTTCTTTTTCAAACTCTTCTCTAACATCTGTCAGACTATCTTTATCAATATAGATACCATTCATTTCCATATTAGTTAGAACTCCTGTAAATTTATTCATCATCCTTACAGTTTGAACTAAAGAAGAATTAGATTTTCTATTAAAATCTGACACCTGAGAATGAAATAATTGTCTTGTACATTCTACATCTCTTCTACCATAGAACTCTATATCTTTAGGTATAATATCTTTAAACTTCATACCTTGGCTTCTATAGGTATCAATAATAGATGTAGCCTTATGTATTAATCCTCTTCTAACACAACACTCAGCTAAAGATATTTTTGTTTTAACACCACGATACAAAACATACTCTGCTATCATTGTGTCATAAATCTTACCTTCATATTTAAATCCACAAGCGTATATCCATGATAAATCAAATTTAATATTGTGACCTACAAGAATATCTGTCTTATTTAAAATGTCCTGTACCACCTTTTTGTTTTTCTTTAAATCAATATCAGGCAAATCAGGATGCCAAAAAAATAAATATTCTTCATCAATTCCTACACTAATTAATTTATTGTCAGGATAATAAGGATTAGGATTACCTTTATATCCTTCCTCAGTTGTTTCTACATCAAATACAGTTACCTTCATTATTCTATGAACCTCGACTTCTGAGGTACTAACACTGTGTTTACAATACCATGCCAACCATTAATTTTATTTTTGATAACATTTAAATTTCTCATAAAGTTTGGTGTGTCACCATCTTGTTGTGCTTTACCTATACCTATAATTAAATCAGCTTCAGCAGCTTTACCAGTACGACTGTTTTCCATCATGTCAAAAGACAGAATAGCAGAACCTTCTGCCTCTGCATTAGCTTGTGATACTCCTATCAAAGTTATATTTCTTCTTTTAGCTATCTCTCTCGCTCCTAAATAAATAGCTCTCAACCTTTCATCTCCTCTAGCAAAAGTTCCCTCTACATTTATTTTATCTAATTGGTCAACAATAACTATATCAGGTTTATTATCTTCACAATATTTATCAAGAGAGTCTAAAGACCAATCTACAGAATCGTGACAAATAATATTATCTCTAATTTTTTTCCAATCATCTGTGGCTTCTTTCATATTATGTTCTATTTCATTTTTATGCATATCCGTCCATGCAGATACCATTCTCATTTGAGTTCTTACTGCAGGTTCTTCATTAATAAAACAATGAACCTTAGCACCTTGATGAGCAAAGCCATCATATCCTGCGACTAAGCTTACCCAAAAAGCTGTCTTGCCTGTCTCAGGTCTAGCAAATATAACCATAAGATTACCTTCACCTACACCATCAATTCTATCTCCTAATGTTTTTATATTAAACTTCCATTTAGAAGTAACTGATACAGCTTGGAGCATCTCACTAATATCTTTAGTGACAGGAACTAATCCATCTTCTCCTGCTATGTCATCTTCATCAAACTCATCTACTATTTTTTTTACATTTGTTAAAGTTTTTTGTGTACCATTCCATACACCATTAGCTTCTTCTATAAGCTGTCTAGCATGTTCTTGTATACGTAAACTTTTTAATGTTTCAGATACTATAGCTTCATTATATTCTGTATTATCAGAACCTATGTTATCTAATATAACACTCATTTTTTGTCTATGAGCTGTAGTAGATGCAGGTTTATATATATTAAAATATGCATCTTTAATTTCTTCTACAGAAAGTTTTTGCACATCATTATGTTTGTTATATGTATTTTTTATAACAGTGTAAACTTCAGCTAAACCATTAGTAAAATTTTTCTTACTAATCCTTTTTTTATTATCCTCAAAAAAATCACGGTTTAAACAAAATTTAATTATTCTATTTTCAAGTGACATTAAATAACTCCTTAATCTTTGTGTTCTCTAAATACTTTAAGTCTTCGTCCAAGACTTTTACTTCCGTATCGATAAGATACCTCAGTCCTTTTGATAAATCAAATGCCTTTTTAGTTGCGTCTCTATCTAAAGCTATAATAACTTTTTTAAAATTTTTTGCTAAGTAGATGGCATACTCTTCTTTTAATGCTGTACCTAATAAAGCAATTCCTGTGTGTATAGAACTAACAGCACAAGCAGAAGCACAATCTTCTACAACAACTGCAGTGTCATCAGTGCCGCAACTAAAAGGAATATTATTTTTATTATAGTTAAACCACTTAGGCATTATGACTGGATTAAGACTTCTACCAACTGCAGATACAGGTTCCCCTTTGTTCTTAACAATAAAAACAGCCCGGTCCTTTCGTGGGTCAAAATAAATAGATGCTAATCCTTCAATGTATGCAGGGTAACAATTATTTTCTTTAACATAAGAAAAACATTTCTGACTGGATTGTATGTTCGTGAAGTGTCTAGGTATTGTCCAACTCTTTTGTTGCCGTTCGTCCGTTTTGACGGATGACGATAGTTCCAAGAAATTTGTAACATCTTCAGGAGATAGTTGACGTTCAGTATTGCCACCAATTTTACAAGATGCATGATAGCATCCCCATTTAATTTTAAAGTCTTCTGTGTTTATGTAAAATGTATTTTTGTTGAGGCAAAAAGGACAGTCCATTCTAACCTGACTGTTAGGAGGTATGTCTAATTGTTTTATGTATTCTAGTTGATGTTTCTTTGTGATGTACATTGTAACCTTTCTAGTAACACGTGTTACCAAAACATAATTTCTTCAGAGCCAAAAAAAGGGGCAGTCATTTCTGACCACCCCTTTGAGCCACAAAGAAAGAAAGTATATGAGTGAATATACTCTTTCTTTATAACTTTTTTTTCTGATAATGCAAGTCCTTTAAATCTTTATCTATATGTTTTTTTATTAATGGAAATTCAAAGTCTGTTCGATACTCCCCTTGATGGTATCTTAACAATGACCATAATCTAGAATTAAATTTTTCTAGATATGCTTCAGTACTATTCATGATTACTCCTTTTGTGATAGGTAGTTTTGGGAAAATCCCCTTGGCACTACCTTAGCCGTGTATATGGGCGGTGGATTCGTGCTACACTATATCCACGCATTAAGTTAATTAAACTAGTATTACGATTCAACACCCATTGTGTAACACGTGTTACTAACTAGTAGTTTAGTGTCCAAGTCAGGTTCCCGAGGCTTTGCGTCCTTTTGGCTATATCTTGGTTTCTGCATATAATTTTTCAGCAGACCTGCCACTAAACTAATTTACGTGGGGCAGACTGTACAATCTACCCCAAGGTACTTTGCGTTGCGTTTGAGTTTATACTCGGCTACGAACCCAAGAATACGAAATGGCTTACGCACGAGTACCGACAGTGACCATAGACTTACCTATCGTTTTGGTAGCTAATTCAAAACTCATCAAGCTTAGTGTAATCGGTTAAAAGAAACATTCAATCGTCATCAAATGTTTCTTTAAACCTAGATAACACGTGTTATGTAAAAAGGGGTGTGAAGACAACACTACTAAACTCCACACCCCAGTTGCATAACAACATCTTATTGACTGAAAGGGTTAGTCAAAGAAGATAATAGTATTATATAATACACCCCTGTTAAGTCAAACTGTTATGGGTTTATTATCTTTACCTATTACAGTAACATCACCTAATGCTTCTATCCAAACTTTAGCACCGCAGGACAGAGGCTTATCAGGACTATAAACAATTCTTGTAGCACCATTACAAACTACATCAGAACCATAATAATTATTCTTATATGTTTTAACTGTAATAACATCCTTAGTGTCATTAGGATTTTTATTATTGTATCTAATGTTATGTTGATTGATATGAATACGTTTAATCAAATTCTTCTCCATTCTTTTTGACAATCTCATTAACATCCATAATAGTTCTATCAATAGGTGTGTCGTACAAAGGACTGGTGTGACCTTCAAGAAGATAATTATCTTGTGCCTCTTCAATGTCCTTTGCCTTAACATAATACTTTTTACTATAAGTAATTTCTACTGTTACTTCATACATAGGCATTAGTCTGCATCCTTAGTATTGACAACACCAACAAACATTAATCTGTAATCATCAGTGTTCTCTACATCAATATGATAAATCATACCTTTTGCTTTTATATATTTAATCGTATTGTAATTAATATTTCTATATCCTTTCTTCTGCATATCATATGCAACAAGATAATTAGAAGGATTGGTATATTGCTTACCACCTTTCTGATTTTTCTTTACACCTAGTCTGAATACTCCAGTTCTAAATGCTCCATCTTTCTTGTAGAAACCTACAGAGAAAGTATTAGTAGTACCCACCATTTCTTTAATAGCTTCAGGTACAGTTAGTTTTGATATCATTCCTTTCCAGTAACACGTGTTACTAACTTATTATAACATTCCAATCCATTTTTTAAATGTGAGTAGAATGACTAAAACAATCACTAAAAATATAATATCTAAGTCCATATATTTTTAACAATATTTTTCTTTACAGATTTTAAAATGCATGATAGAAGGGGTTACCACCCCCGAGGATATATCTACTTCCATATCTTCTTTTGTTTCCTCTCGAACATTTTTATCATGTATTCCGTAGCTTCCTTTAAGGTCATCTTCTTGTTCTTCATTATCTTGTTTTGTTTCATTGTTATTAATAATATCATACCCAAAGGGTAAATCAAATTTAGTCTTTATCATACATTCTCTTTCTACCTAATACATATTAGGCATTATTGTTATTAAAATAATTAGGAGAGAGAAGCTTATCCACTCTACTCCTTTCTTTTCTTCTTAGTCTTTCTTTTTTTGTTAATACTTCATTTCTTGTTAAATACAGAACTGCTGTATTACTTTTCTTAGGTTTATGGCTCATGATTTTAATATCATGCTTCATTAGATACCTCATCTAAATCATCTTCCACTTGAATAGTCCAATTCTTGTCCATGTGAGCATCAATTTTATATTCATCATGTAACATTCTTTTACCAAGATATTCTGCATCTTCATGAATATCTTTACTATTACCTGCAACTTTTACTTTATAACTAATAGTAAAAGATACTTCTAATGGATAATTTTTTTTAAAACCCATTACCTACTCCTCTCTTCAAATATTTTATGT